GCGGAGTATGTAAAAAAGGAACGGGCGGATAACCATCTGATTAAAGCAGTCCTTCCGAACCTTAGTGCAGATGCGGAGGGCATCGTGAACTTTGCTACGGAGAAGATTTTTGCCGGAGAAGAGGAATATGACACGGAGGAGTACTGTGGGAGGATTGCAGGACTCATCGCAGGAACGCCTATGTCCATCTCTGCGACATATGCCGCACTTACGGAGGTGACAGACTGCTCGAAACTGAATAAAGAGCAGATGGATGAAGCCGTGGATAAAGGGAAGTTCATCATTTTTAATGATGGGGAAAAAGTGAAGACGGGGCGAGCGGTAAACTCTTTGCTTACCCTGACAGGGGAGAAAGGGAGCAGCTACAAGAAAATTAAAATTGTGGAAGCGATGGACATGATCGCTGATGATATCCGCACTACGGCGGAGGATAACTATATCGGCAAGTATGCCAACACTTACGACAACAAGTGCCTGTTGATTGCTGCCATCAATAATTATTTTGCAGAACTTGTAAAAGCGGATGTAATCAGCCGGGGAACGGTGGGAATTGATATGGAGGCGAACCGCAGCTATCTCAGGGGAAAGGGAATTGATGTGGATGTCATGTCAGACGATGACGTGAAGACGGCAGACACGGGATCGTATGTATTTCTGAGTGCGGTAGTGAAGATTCTGGATGCAATTGAAGACATTGTGCTTCCAATCACGGTATAAGGGGGGATTAGATGAAATCATATACACCGGAACGGGTCATCAACGGCACATTTGGAGAAGTATGGGTGGATGATGATTACATGGCAGAGGTCACGGCATTGGAGGCGAAGGTATCGCTTGAAAAGACCGAGGTCAATCAGGTGGGGACTCTGGCAAAAGGTTATAAGGTTACGGGAATTGATGGGAAGGGGACTTTGAAGATGAACAAGGTCACTTCCTATTTTATTAAGAAGCTAAGTGCCAATACAAAAGCTGGAAAGACCACTACTTGTACTATTATCAGTAAACTGGCCGATCCGGATGCACTTGGGGCGGAGCGGATTCAGCTGAATGGCTGCACGTTTGATGAACTGACTTTAGTCAATTGGGAAGCGAAGAAACTTGGCGAAGAGAGCATTGCCTTTTCTTTTACCGGATGGGACGTTCTCGACACCATCAATGGATGATAAGAATTGGAGGATATCATTATGAACTTAGTAGAACAGTTATTGAAAGCGGATGCAAAGAAAGCGGAGGAGCGGGAGAAAGGCACCTATGAAAGTAAAAAACTGGCATTTATACTCGGTCAGAAAGAACCCGTAAAAATATCATTACAGGAGATTGGCACGAGAAGGTTAAATGACATTCTTGCCCTTCAGGTAGATAAGAAGGGAAATGTGGATCTGACAAAATCTTTAGATTCAAAACTCCTGTGCTGCGTGGAGGGGATTACTGAACCGAATCTGAAAGACAAGGCACTGCAGGAGCATTTCGGATGCGGCACACCAAAAGATCTTGCACTGAAACTGTTCGGGTTTGAGGTGACGGATATCTCCGATGAAATCTGTGCCCTGTCCGGCGTGAATCCAGAGGAGGATACGGAGGATGAGATAAAAAACTGATTGAAACGAATGGCGAGGTGCAGACGATGTATCTCGCTTTTCGTTTTCATGACATACTGCCTTCTGTCTGCATGCAGATGGGATATGGAGAGCGTCTGGTTCTTCGGGCTTTTTTACATTACGAGATAGAACAGAGGGAGAAGGCAATAGAGGCGGCAAAAGAGGGGGAGTGATGGCATGGGCAGAGTGGTAGACGTGACATTACAGTTAGTGGACCGGATGACAGGACCGCTTGAGAAAGCTGGGAGCAGACTGGCGGCACACGCCAACCAGTATGTAAAGGCAGGGCGGCAGATTCAGAATGCCGGAAAGAGTATTTCAGCTGTAGGTTCGTCCATGACGAAAAAAATGACCATGCCGATCGCTGCTGCCGGGGGAGCCTGTGTAAAACTCGCCAGTTATTTTGAATCTGGAATGAGTAAGGTCTCCTCCATCTCCGGTGCTACGGGGAAGCAGTTACAGAAACTGTCGGATAAGGCAAAGAAAATGGGGGCAAAGACCAAGTTTTCTGCTACAGAGGCCACGGAAGCCTATCAGTACATGGCTATGGCCGGTTGGAAAACAAAAGATATGCTTGCCGGGATACAGGGTGTGATGACTCTTGCCGGAGCGAGCGGGGAGAGCCTTGCCACAACTTCGGATATCGTGACCGATGCCCTGACGGCTTTTGGTATGACGGCAAAAGATACATCAAGGTTTACGGATGTCATGGCTGCCGCTTCTGCCAATGCCAACACCAATGTAGCCATGTTAGGAGAATCGTTTAAATACGCAGCTCCGGTAGCGGGTGCGTTGAGATTCAGCGTGGAAGATGTATCCCTCGCCCTCGGGACAATGGCAAATTCGGGAATCAAGGCAAGCAGTGCGGGAACATCACTGCGCTCCCTTCTTACCAACATGGCCAAACCCACAGAGAACAGTGCGGCTGCCATGAAAAAATTAGGAATTTCCCTTACTGACAGCAAAGGTAAGACAAAGTCTTTTTCCACTATCATGCAGGAGATGAGGAAGGGATTTGCAGGATTAAGTGAAAGCCAGAAAGCACAGACAGCGGCGGCGCTTGCCGGGAAGACGGGAATGAGCGGTCTGCTTGCCATTGTGAATGCAAGCAATAAAGATTTCAATAAACTCTCAAATTCCATTATGAATTCCAAGGATGCGTGCCAAAAGATGTATGATGTGGCAAATGACAACCTTACGGGACAGCTGACTATTTTGAAATCCACAGTGGAGAGCATTGCTATCAGTTTCGGAGAGAAACTGGCGCCTTATGTAAAATTGCTGACCGGACATATTCAGAATCTGGCCAATCGTTTTAATTCGCTGACGGATGCCCAGCAGGATACCATCATCAAGGTACTTGGCATCTTGGCGGCTGTTGGTCCGGCGGTTCTTATTTTCGGAAAGATGGTAACGGGCATCGGGAGAGTGGTATCCGTTGTTGGGAAACTCGGGAAAGCAATCAGGGCTGCCGGATCCATTATGGGGCTGATTACAAGTCCTGCCGGAATCGTGATTGCCGTTCTCGCCGGAATCGCTTTTGCAGCTTTTCTTATCATAAAGAACTGGAACAGAGTGAAGCCGTTTGTGATGCAGTTGAAGAATACATTTATGGAAACTTTCGGCGGTGCGGGAGGGGTTATCGACACATTTAAAGCAGCTTTCATATCCGTAATGAAGACGCTTGGAAGTGCCGTAAAAAGTATTCTTCCCCTGTTCAAATCCATGTTAGTGCCGATTTTGAATGGTCTGGCATCTACCATCAAAAAGCTGATGCCAGTCATCCGCCAGCTTGCCGTAATGTTTGCTGAACATTTGGCGGCAAAGGTACGGATGTTTGCGGATGTGCTTAAGAAGATACTTCCGGTGGTTATTGACGTGGCGGGGAAACTCACAGCGGCTCTGGTTCCGGTATTGGAATCTGTGATGGGTCTTGTGCAGAAACTTGTCCCCATAATTATGGGTGCACTTATGGGAGCGGTCAAGGCAGTTAGCCCGGTCATTCAGGCAATCACTAACGTAATACAAAAGTTAGTGCCGTTAATAGCGGGGATTCTAATGAAAGCAATAAAAGCGCTGATTCCGGTCATCAACACGGTGGCAAAAGCCGTCAGTAAGGTTATCCCGATTATCGGGAAACTCCTGAGCAAAGCAGTAAAGGCACTGATCCCAATCCTCACAAAAGCCATGAAGGTCATCGGCAGAGTTGCCAGGGCAATCGGTGGCGTGCTTGTGAAGATGATAAAGAAACTCTCTCCGGTACTGGATAAACTGGGGAAAATGTTCTCGAAGATATTCAATAAGGTATTTTCGACCGTATCGTAAGTGATAAAGAAACTGCAGCCATTATTTGAGGGCATCGGCATTATGGTGGAAAAGGCGATGTCCGTCGTCGGGCCGGCTGTTTCGGCAGCATTTGACCATATTGGGAACGTCATCACTATTGCCGTGGAATACATCGGTGGTCTGTTTGATAACCTGATGGATATCTTTGGCGGAGTTATTGATTTTATCACGGGTGTTTTCTCTGGCAACTGGTCTCAGGCATGGGATGGGATTGTCAGTATTTTTAAGGGGATTTTCAATATGATCCCTCTTGCTGTTGAGACGGTTGTAAACCTCGTTATCAGTGCTGTGAATACTTTGATAAGCGGTATCAACAATCTTACCGAGAAAATCGGCATACCATCCATTCCAGAGATTTCAACGGTAACGCTGCCGAGGCTTGCAAGAGGAACGGATTACTGGCAAGGTGGTTTGGTTCAGGTATCAGAACGCGGCGGTGAGATTATTGACCTTCCTAAAGGGAGCAGTGTGTACCCGCATGACAAGTCCGTGGACATGGCAATAGAAGAAGGACGGCGGCAGGGCAGGGTTGTTACGGCTGCGGCACAGGGCGGTGGCAGCATGGTAAGCATCACAATCCCGAAATTGGCAGACACAATTGTTGTCCGGGACGAGAGGGATATTGATGCGATAGCAGAGGCTTTCGTGAAGAAATTAGAAAAAGTGTCATTGAACGTGGGAGGCGGGGAGATTGGATATTCACATTAAATGGAACAATGACAAGTCAGGCATACGGCTGCCCGTTCTCCCTGAATCTT